TAAGTGTAAAGTCTTGAAGATTTTTTAATACCTCTTCAGCAGTTTCTGCACCAATCTTATCATTTGCCTCTTCAATACTTATATTTTGTATTTTAGCAAATCTTTCAATCAGTTCCTCTTTTGTAGTTACTTGCTCTTTATCTTCCATTAGCCGCCTCCACCAGAGTTCTTGTTGTATCCAAATTCCTATGTTTTAAAGAACTCTATATAATATTTTTCTAATTCATTTAATTTCTCTTTATCGGCATAGGTTATTACTTCGATTGACCAATTCCAAAAACCAGTTTTTAGAATTTCATGATGTACTCGTTGATCTGCTATATTTGTAATTCCAACACTTGATTTGAAATGATCTTGGATTCTTTTTTTGACATTCGTGCTTTTACCGATGTAAGCCATGCCACTATTGATGTTAGTAATTTTGTAAATACCCGCTTCATCTCTTATATCAACTCGCTTACAAGTATCATCTAAATATGGTTTTACATATTCAGCCCAAACAAGTTTACTAATAATATCTGGATGTTGAACTTTCGCGGCGACAGTAGTTAATAGAAAATCAATATCTTCTTGAAATTCTTCTGGTAATTGAATTGTATAAAATAGTTTTTCCTATCTCTACATTTCATATTGTCGTATTGGTTCAAGCAATCCATTATATTTCTATTGAGCATCTAATGATTTTTTCTCGCATTCATCTACTATCTGTTTACATTGTTCTTGCGCAATGCTTACTTGACGTGAAAACTCACTAATATTTTTATTATTTTCTTCTATCTACTGTTGAAACTTTAATTCTTCCGCTTGTTGTCTGTTCGCAAAACTTTTTTCTAGTTCTTCTTGTCTTTGCGCCATATCGGCATCCATTATTTCTTGCCTTCGGCGCTTTTGACCTTCAAAATAGTTTTCAAGTTCTTCTGTTTTTTGCTATTGCGCGGCTTGATATCTTTGAATTGCAAGATCAGTTTTATTATGTAAATCTGCTAAATTATTATCAAGAATATTTTTTTCTTGTTTTAATAATTCAACTTCAGTTTCTAACTTATGCTTTTCAGTAGTATCGAGTTTCTATTTTCTTAAACTTCTTATAAATAAGAAAATTGTTAAAACTATAAATGGTATGCATATCATCCAACTATCCACTTACATCAACTCCATACTCTTTCTTTATACTATATTATAACAAATTTTTAGAAAAATGTCAAATATTAATTCTTAATGTTCCAATAATTTGTTAGCAGAATAGCACCGCCGATCACATTACCAAGTATTGTTGCGACAAATCCAGTTCCAATATTCCAACCAGCAAGCGCATAATAAGCATCTGCAATACAATGATTAAATCCTGCTAGAATAAAAGCTGGAACACAAAGTAGGCATATCCATAATGGAGAATCTTTATAAGTAGCGAGCGACATCAACATACCACATCCGATTCCTTTAAACAAGGCAGTTAAGAATGGTTGTGAAGCTTTTGCAGCCGCAAGAGGTACTGCCGCGTCATGCGTCAATTCAAAAGTGAATAAAGTAATAATTGCTACTCCAATAAAATTACCAATTAATACTAAAGGATAATAGATAATAGGATATTCATCAGTAATCATAAACTGTGCTTTACCTGTAAATAAATTTAATTTATAAATTCTTACACAAAGTAATCCGCAGCTAAATAATACAGCTCCTGTAATTTTATCTGGAGCAAGAAGGAAAAGGCAACAGCCCAATGCTATTGCCATTCCCGCCATAATTGATTTAATTAGATTGTTTTTCACGCCAATAATCCTCCATCATTATAATACGTTGGTTAGAAGATCCGCGTAGTGGAAGAGTTGTATCTCTTAATTCTTGCACATATCTTCCTTCAATTAAACAGGTTATATTTCGTAATACTGCGCGAACGTCTTCATCATCACGCGCTTCAAGTTCTTCTATAGTATATCCAGTCCATACATAAATTTTTAAATCTGGATAATCGAGTTTGCACCACCCAATTAAGTTTAATACATCGCCAATATTTTCTTCATTCAGCGGTTCGCCCCCAAGAATACTTAATGTACGCATAACTCCATTTTTATTAAGTTTTTGCATGATTTCTTGGCGCACATCTAAATCATAATCACGGCCATAATTAAAATCTTGTGCTTCAGGGTTGTGACAACCAGGGCAATGGAAATGGCAACCCGAGAAGTAAACTGAGAGGGAGATACCTGGCGCAGCCGCGGTATCATCCCAATAGATACCAGCAATTTTACTCATTAGAATCACCACCTATTAAATTATTTAGGGTATTCCAATTTAAAGTATCTAATATTGTATATGGAATCTCTATTAATTTAATATGATGATTATTACAATATTGACGTTTTAAATTATCATATTCTAATCGTTTATTAAAGCGTTCTGCGCTTTCATTTCCCCATTTTTTATAATGTTGAGAACCTTGTACTTCTATTACACAGTGTAATTTATTATTTTTTATTATTGCAAAATCAAAACGTAAATGATTATAATCTCCTTTTAAATCATTAAAAGTATATTGTGTTTTATATTCTATATTGTGATTTTGTAATAAATTAGAAATTAATAATTCGCCCGAAGAATTTAAACATCCGCAGGATTGGGTCGTACCATCTCTTAAATGATCGCCCCTGACTGAAACAATATTACCACATTTACATTTACAATTCCAATAGGCAAAACAGCATTTTCCAACTGGTTTTGTTAAATCTCGTTCTAATACTAATAAATTACCATATTTTTTATTAGTTAAATCATTAAGAAATAATTTAGTTCTTATCTCTTTAGAATAACATCCACAAGATACAATTTCACCATTTCGTAATTTATCAGAGCGTACAGAAACTATATTTCCACAATCGCATTTACAATTCCAATATGCACTTTTTCCTGCACCCTTAGGTCTATTTTCATCACGAGAGAGAACTAATAGACGACCGAAATGTTGATTAATTAAATTAATACTTGGTCTTCCCATTTAGCCCACCTCTTAATGAATATGTTCTACTCTTTGTTCAGTTTCTTGTTGTTTTCCAAGATTAAACGCCTCTTTATATGAGCCAGTTAAATATCCTGTAACTCGGCGTAAATGCTGTATATTATGGCCGCCGCATTGAGGACAGGTGTCATTCATTTCATCTTGGTATCCACAATCTTGACACATATCCAATTTTATATTTAGCGCAAAATAAGGTATATCATGGTCCATAGCATAGTTTACTATAGTTTCAAGCGCATCTATGTTATTTTTTACACCGCTTGGAACTTCTACATAAGTAATACATCCAGCACTAGAATACCCTGTTAATTGGCTCTCAATATCAATCTTATCAAATACTGAAATCTCGTGCCAAACTGGAACGTGCATACTATTAGTGAAGTACTCGCGGTCAGATACATTAGGAATCTCGCCATACTTTGCTTTAAACTTTTTCATAGCAGTATAACAAAGGTTTTCTGCTGGCGTATAATATACACCAAAGTTTAGATGATATTCTTTTTTGAATTCTGCGCATCTTTCTTTAAATAGTCTTTCAATCTTTTTAGCTAGATTCATACCTTGTTCAGTAGTGTGATCACAACCAATTAAGATCTGTAAGGTTTCAGCTAATCCAAGCTGACCAATGACTAATGTACCATGTTTCAGCGCAGAGCGGATACCTTCTTCTGGATGATATCCAAGCATCGTATGATTTTCATACATAAACTTTGCTGACTCTGGAGATTGAGAACAGATATGTTCAAAGCGTTCAAGAAGCATATCTTTAGCCTGATGAATTTTATTATCTAATATCTTAAAGAAAATTTCTTCAATTGATTCTTGACAACCATTATCTACATCTTGTTTAGCTAGCATAGCTAAAGTAGGCATAATAATCGTTACCGGGCAAATATTACCACGGCCATCCTTCATTTGAGGATTGGTGCCAGGCTCAGCATTTATATCTCCGAGGTTTGCGGTACGGCAACCCATTGTACTAAAGTAAGTACGTGGATCATTTATATCATATCCAGCTGCATTAGACCAATCTACATTTGCATAGTTTGGATAAATTCGACGAGCAGTAGATTCAAGTGCTAATCTGTATAAGTCATAGTTCGGATCGCCAGGCGCCCTATTAACTCCCTTCATACATTGGAAAATTCCACAAGGGAAGATAGGGGTTTTATGAAATTTACCAACACCTTTAATTGAACCCTCAAGTAATGCCTTAGTTACCATACGGCCTTCTGGTAAAGTACAAGTACCATAGTTAATAGATGTGAATGGAAGCTGATTGCCGCTGCGAGATTGAAGCGTGTTAAGATTATGATACATACCCTCAACTGCTTGCTTTAATTCACGTTCTGTTTGCTCTAAAGCGTAATCATAGGCTTGATAACTTTTATATCCTGGCGCTTCAATACTTGCTTCTGGTCCAAGAGGAATATCAAAATCAGCTATGTTGTCTAATTTATCAATATATTTTATTCCATCACAAAAATGTTTCCAAAAACTTTTTCTGACATATGGAACCATAGTCCAATCTAAATGAGTAGCACTAACACCGCCAAATTGCATTAGACTCTGTAATTGAAAAATAACTGCTACAAGCTGGAAAGCAGTATTGATTGAATTTGCTGGGCGAACATCTGTCTGTCTTGTATTAAATCCATTAGCTAGTAAATCATCAAATGGAATACTTAAACAATTATGCATACCAACTGCGTATGCGCTTAAATCATGAATATAAATCTCGTTATTTAGGTGATTGGCTTTAGCCATAGGAGAAACAATAAAATCAAGTGCATATTGCTTCATCATTTCATCCGATGCTTCGCCTACGCGGCCGCCAAATGAATGTTCATCTATATTAGCGTTTTGATTTTGAACATTAGATGCACGTAACTTTTCACTAATTGCACGAATAAATTCTGTGGAATTCGCGCGCATAACACCATGCTTATATCTATAGCGAATGTATGCTTTACCAACGGCTCTATCATAATCAGTTAAATAATCTTCGACCAATTCTTGAATATCTTCTACTCCCATTGGTTCATCTAATTCTTTTGCAACAGTTTCAACTAAATTAGCAATTTCATCACCATAATTATTTAAATTCTCTTCATTTGGATAAACTTCTTTTTGTGCTTTAAATATAGCACGAGAAATCTTATCTTTATTAAAAGGTACTAATTCACCAGTTCTTTTTTTAATCATTAAGTCCATACGAATCACCCCTTAAATTTTCTTCCACAATAAGGGCATTCATTTGTAGTAGAAAAATCAAAACTTCCATTATTATGTGGACAAATACATTGCAAATCACGTATTTCATCACGAATAAGAATTACCTTATTATTTAATTGCATTGTTCTTAATGCTTCTTTTAATTCAGAATTTAATTCTGCATATTTTGCTTTAATATCTGTGACTTCCATATTTCCAAAATCCTCCTTGTTTAACAGTTTCTGTAGTTTGATAAAACAAGCCTTTTTGAGAAGGATATTTCTACAATATTATTTCAAGCTGTTCGCGCTCAGGGCGAATGTCAGACATACTTTTGTCTTTAGGAATCCTATCTACTATTGTTTTAACCTTACTTGTTTCACCTTGCGTCCAAGTTGCGATCAGCTTGGATATATCTGGAATGGGGTTGAAATATCCTAAAGATGGTTCTTCATATTTAATCTTCATTGGGATATTACAACTCCAAAACACATACAATAAATTAAGTTTATAAATTATATCTTTATAATAGTCAGTTTTATAGTGAAATGAGCCGCCAAGTGAAAGATATACTTGAGAATTTGGAACAATTACCGCCAATAATCTATTTTTATAATGTTTCATTAAAATAGATGTTTCTTTAAGTGGTATATTTAAATCCAAATAGGCATCATTTCCTTTTGCAATTAATCCATTCTCGCGTACCTCTAAAAAATCAGATATCTTATTATAATGTGCTGGATGTATAAATTGAATTGATGAAGGATTTCTATCTATCATTTTATTTATTATATTACGCCAGCCTTCTTGAAAAAAATCTTTATCGTATATATAAATACGATGACGTTTTTGTATAGATGGTAATGGTAATTCTTCTTCACCAGCATGCCACCGATAATATGAATTATCTAACAAACGATTAATTTCTATTTCTTTTAATCCAGCTTGATATTTTTCTTTTAAGAAACCCGCATATATGCGTGGGCGCGCGAGTGTATAATCTATAAGTTTATTTTCAAATGGAACATATATTCCATTGGTAAAAGCTGTACCGCCATAAATTATATTCGGTGCTTTCTTAAAAGCATCTGGTACTGTAGTAAAATCTTTTGATTCACTAAAAATATATATTTTATCATAATTAGTTAATTCAGTTTCATCAAGATTAATAAGGCGGCAAAATTTATTTTCTTCTTGCTGATAATATGTAGCAAGTTTCATTATTTCTAAATTAGGAGGGCAGAGTGATGGTTTCTGCCAGCTCTGTAACTAGAGATCGACCAAACCGATCACTCTATCACCTCCATACGTTCTGTCTGGAACTCTAATGTTCCATCATCATGAACTTCAGTTATTTTTGAGATAACAGGATAAAAACTATCCTTACGTTTTTTTGGAATAAAATCTTGTCCTCTACGGATACCTTGAACCATCAACAAACTTCCGCGCGAAAACCAGCTCTTTTCAATAACGTGTTTCTTTCCATCAGAACCTTTCTGTGATAGTTGTTTATCATACATTGCGTATTGATTCTTGTAAATCTTTACATTTACAACTCCTGTTGGAGTTAATAATGTAACTGTGTTTTTCATCTTACTCTTATCAATAACTGTACCAATAATTTTTCTTAATCTATATACTCTAACTTCATTACCATCCTTGCCAGTAAATGAATAATCTACCTCTGGCTCCTCTGGCAATTTAAAGAAATCATCATATAAATATTGTGCATCTGCCAATTCATGTTCATGACTATAAAAGCTAACTGATTCCATTTCCCAATGAGATACTGATCCGGCCGCGTACTTATTAAACATTTCATCATATAATGCTCTATTTAATTTATTAAGTACTTCTTCTTTATGTTCTTTAAGATACATACGCATAGGATCCATACCTCTTTGATACAAATCATCCCATAATGCGGCTGAAATCTTTGTTCCGTTTGATAACCAATCTGCACTAAAGTTATTTGCAATAAAGTTTACTGCTGATTCATTAAGTTCATAATATTCGACTTTCTTTTGTTGCTTTAAAAACTTATTGAATAAGAATAATTTCTTACAAAATGCGAGATCTTCTGGAATCAAATCATAATTAATTAACATTTGCATATTCTGAAGAGTTAAACGTTGCTTCTTATCAGATATCATTTCAATATACATTGCCATAATATCTTCTCGTGGCAAACCAGTTAATTCATCAAATGCACCACACTTAATTAAGTTAGACATTTGAATCTTATTAAGTTTAACTCTTTCTAAGAAATCATCCATAGATTTAAATGGACGTTTCTCCATAATATCTTTAATGATTGATGTGGATAATCTTGTTATACCACGCAATCCATATAATATTTCATTCTTAGAAACATCAGGAGTAAATGTATAAGAAGATTCATTTATATTTGGCGGCGAAACTTTAATTCCATAACTATTGAATCGCCCTATCGCCGCGGCGACTTTACCATAATCAACCGTCTTTGTCTTTTCTTTCTTCTTATCTTCTTTTTCTCCTTCTGTTACTTCATTTTCTTCTTCCCATTCTTCTTCATCTTCATCTTCTTCATCTTCATCCGGTTCAGCTTCTACATCCAAACCCTCATCTTCATCTTCTACTTCTGTAGTTTGAATACCACCACTATCAACTATTAAGTTTGCTGTATTCCAAAAGATGATTGGGAAGAATCGCGCTAAATTCATTTCTTGAAGTGCTACCATAGAATATGAATACGTGTGCGCTGCATTAAATCCATATCCACGGCTTAATGCAATTTCAATATTCCATACATAATTACAGAACTTTTCACTCAAAACCTTTTCTTTGACATTATCAAAGAATTGTTTAGTTAGTGCATCATATTCCTTTGGATTCTTCTTTGCGATTGACTTACGAAGTTTATCTGCAAATTGAAGATCCCAACCACCGCATTCTGGCAACTGAACCAATTGCATAAACTGTTCTTGTGTAATTGACATACCATCAGAGATATCAAGTTCACGATGCATAATTGCACGTTCTTCTTCTGTTAATCCCATTTGAATCATTTCTTTATCCCAATCTTTAGGACGTTCACGGAATCGTGCATATTTATCAAGAGGAGATTCTGCGCCCTTCTCCGTTGCCATCAAACGGATAACAGAATTTAAAACAGCTAATTCATCAACGCTTCGCGGATGTGTTAACGCAATGCCGCGAACACCACTCTGTTGTTCCATCTGAAACAAAGATACAATTTCATGATTCTGAACCATGTCCCACATCTTAGGATCATCACGATTTATCTTGTATACATTAAGTGCATTTTCATATGTTTCGCGCAATGTTGCTTTTCTATCAATATAACCTTGATCTACTAATAAATCAAGACAAGTATGAATCTTATCTGCTGCTTCAACACTCAATAAGTCCATCTTAATCATTGATACATCTTCGAGGTCATGTAATTCAAATTGTGTAATAATTGTACCATCGGGCGCCCGCATCAATGCACTTGACTCTGTGAAGTCTTCATCTGTGAAAACTACGCCACCCGCATGGATACCTTGTCCGCAAATCAAACCTTCAATTCTTTGTGCAACTTCCCATAATCCAGGATGCTTTGCAACTTCATTAATGAATGTCTGATTTGGGGTGATACCATTTTCTTCATCACCATAATATGTTTGAGCCAATGTGTAAATCTGACCACGTTCTGCTTGAATCAAATTTGAAATATACGCAGCTTCATCAACATCAATTCCTAATCCACGACAAGCTGTCTGAATCGCTGACTTAGATTTTTCTGTTTTAAATGTTGCTACA